CAGTTAAAGTCCTAGCAGAAAACAGATATGCAGCCGTTGGGTTAGCATATGTTAATGGCGAAATAATTAGACCTTAAAAAAAAGAACGGGGCAAATATGTCAAAATGGAAAGAATATAAAGAAAGAAATGGCGTAACAATACTAGATGTATTTAATCGTACACCAGCATCTGAGGAAGTAGCAGAAAGCAGAATAAGTATTTGTAATGCTTGTCCTGAATTAATATCAATGACTCATCAATGCAAGAAATGTGGATGCTTTATGGGTATTAAAACAAAGATGCAGGCAGCAAAATGTCCGTTAGGAAAGTGGTAATATGAAAGAATTAGCACCAGGTATAGTAATATTTGAAAATATATTTCCTGACTCAATGGAATATCTTAAGAAGATAGAAGAATCAGACGCATCTTGGATGTCAGCAGGAGTGTTGCTTACAGATGATAAAGGAAACAAAATTGGTACAGACTATACTCATAGAGACACAGACATAATTGGTCTTCCTAGACATGAAACAAAAGGAAACGGCCCTCTTGATAACTTTACAAGAGCCTTTTATGAAAATATGAAGCCATGTTTGGACCAATACATTCGTGAATATGGAGCAGTGATAGAACATTTTGAGGCTGCCCATCTTTTGAGGTATGGAAAAGAACAAAAGTTTAATCATCATGTAGATGATCATCCACAACTAACCAGAAGAGTATCAATGACTTATTACTTAAATGATGAATATGAAGGTGGAGATGTAGAGTTTAAGAGACATGGCCTTAGATTTAAGGCTAAGAAGGGTGATCTTTTAATATTTCCTTCAAACTTTATGTACCATCATCAGGTTCACCCAGTAACTGATGGACTAAGATATGTGGTGGTTCAATGGATGCGATAAACAGAGAAGTTGGATTAATTAAAAATGTCTTAAGCCCTTATGACTTTGACAGGCTTCGTATGCACTTTAAGGATAATCCTAAGTTAGACTCTATGAGCACAGATGTGTTTGGCAGAAAAATGCTGGGACACCAAGAAGAGCCAATACTACAAGAATTTAGTGAACTACTACTACCAAAGGTAAGAGAATACTTTGGAACAAAAACCTGCGTTCCATCATACTCTTTATTTGCAGAGTATTCTGATGAGACTATTAGTTTAGAAAAACATAGAGATGTGAACGCTTGTACATATACGCTTGATTTGGTTCTCTATCAAGGAGATCCATGGGCTTTATTCATAGATGGAAAAGCCTATACAGCAAACCCAAACGAAGCAATTATGTTTATGGGTGAAGAATATGAACACTGGAGAGAAACTCTTTACAATAATACTGGTAAAATAGGAGTAGTCTTTTTCCATTATGTAGAACCAGACCACTGGTTTATAACAGAACCAAAAGAAAAGCATGACGAGATTAGAAGACAGATGGCTATTGAGAGGAATTTATCATGAAATTAGAAAAGCACTGTGATGGAAATGTTTTAATATTTGAGGACTTTCTAACACCAGAAGAAATTAGTTTATTTGACTCATTTATGAGAAACTTTAACTACGATGGATTACAAGAGCATGAGTTTAAGTATTGGGGTAAGCGTTTAATTAATGGTTATCAGATGAGTTTAAACCCAGGATATGAAAATATTATGGATCCTATAATGCCTACTTTACAACTTCTTAAAGAAAGAGTTAGAGATCTTCTTAATGAGCATGATTATGAAGCAGAATGGCTTCCTTCTGACCATAACCTAATTAAGATGTTTGATGGAGCAAGCGATTCATTTTATAATGGAAATACTGAACTAGAAATGTTTATCCATATAGATAATCAAGGACATATGGAAAGCCCAATTATGTGGGGAGCCGTAGTTTACTTTAACGACGACTATGAAGGTGGAGAAATCTACTATCCAGATTATGATTTTTGGTACAAGCCAAAGGCAGGATCTATGGCTATGCATGAAGGAAACACTCGTCATGGAGTCAAGAAGGTAACTTCAGGTGAGCGTTTTTGTGGAGCATCACTAGTTACAATCAAGGGTAACTACAACCAGAATCCATTGCCAACAAAGACTGATAATCCAGAAAGCCCATACTTTTATCCTCATGGATATTGGGGAAATCGCTATAAACTTGATCCAATTCAAGGTGAAATTAAAATACCTAGAGGCGATGGCTCTGTAGCAGCGTTTAATCCAGATCCTGAATTAGGAAGAGCAGACGGAAACGCAAAAGATTCTATGTAATGAACAAGTTATTTTTTCAGTTATATAATCCTACAGGACTAATAAACCAGGTAATGAGCCTGGAGTTAGCAGTAGGACTATCTAATGAGTTAAATGTTCCAGCAATAATTCATTATGGAAAGTATATGGCTGATCCTAACTTGTTTGAGACTAACAGCAATGCTATCTTTAGTCCAAGCACATTCTGTAATCAGCAAAGAGAATGGTTAATAAATTCAGACCAGTCTCCACATCTATTAGACTTACTTGACTTTGAGCAAAACTTAATTTTTATTAATGAAAAAATAGATAGTTTTCCACAAGAAGAGTTTGTAATTGATGACATGATAAATGAGTTTTACTATAGCAATAGTGAGACGGTTTCAGAAGATGAGATAGCATTTGCTGAAGGTAGACAAAGATTACCATTAGACAAGACTCTTCATATAAAAAGAACATTAGGTTGGTATTGTAGGTTCTTCTATAACAGAAGCCCTAAACTCAATAAGGCAATATCTTCAGTTAAGTTTAAGAAAGAATACACAGACTTGGCTAAGAAAATATCTGCCTCTCTTGGAAACTTTCAGGGTATGCACCTAAGACTATCTGATCATGTTAAGATGTTTAACACCACTCAAGAGATGTTTGAGGGTTGGCTAGACAAGTATGAACAGAATAACTTGCCAATTGTTGTCTCAACTTGTGAGCCAGGACATAAAATGGTTCAGGACAATAAGCACAGGTTCATACTTCTGGATGAATACATTGTAAATAACTTTGCAGAAGACTTTAAGTCGTTACCGTTTCAAGATGAGGTAGTCTTTGGTCTTGTCTGCAACCTTGTTCTTCATGACTCAGTAAATTTTGTGGGTACATCAGGAAGTACTTACAGTGCTTATATCCATAGGGTAAGAAATCAAAAAGATATTGAGACATGGGAGTTCTTTGATAATCCACTAAAAGCAACAGGAGAGCCTTATTCTTGGAATGGCTATCCACTAGATAACACCAGGAAAATGTGGTGGAGAGAATGGCCAGAGTCTAGAGTATGAAGACAGCACTCGTATTAGGAGCAGGTGGCTTTATAGGTAGCCATTTAGTTAAAAAATTAAACAAAGAAGGCTATTGGGTCCGTGGAGTAGATTTAAAATATCCAGACTTCTCTGTCTCATTTGCTGATCATTTTGTAATTGGAGACTTGAGAGATCCACATGTTGTTGCAAGCGTAATGGATAAAAAGTTTGACGAAGTTTACCAACTGGCAGCAGATATGGGTGGGGCTGGCTATATAAACTCTGGTGATAATGATGCTGAGGTTATGACTAACTCAGTGCTCATCAATGTAAATGTTTTAAAAAGAGCAGAGATTGTAGGAATTAAATCTATTCTGTTCTCATCCACAGCCTGTGTATATCCTGAATATAATCAGATGAATCCTGATGAAATTAACACTAGCGAAGATTCTGTTTATCCTGCTGCACCTGACACAGAGTACGGTTGGGAAAAGTTGTTTAGTGAGAGAATGTATCTTGCTTACAACAAAAACTACGGCATGAAAAATAAAGTAGTTAGATATCACAATGTTTACGGACCATATGGAACTTGGGACGGAGGCAAGGAGAAGGCTCCTGCAGCCATTTGTCGCAAGGTAGTAAAAGCAACTGATGAGATAGAAATCTGGGGAAACGGTGAACAACATCGTTCATTCCTATACATTGACGAAGCAATCAAAGCAACCATAGACTTTTATAGGCAAGACAAATACTTTGAGCCAATCAATATTGGTTCTGAGAGAAATGTGTCTATAAATGAGTTAGTGGATATTGTTTGCAAAATAGCAGGCAAGACACTTACTAAGAAACATATTCCAGGACCACTTGGAGTACATGCAAGAACATCGCATAATGCACTAATTAAAAATGTTTTGGGCTATGCACCAGATGAGGATCTGGAGTATGGGCTATCTCAAACATACAAATGGATACAAGGAGAAATCAAGTGACACCTCAAGACTGGGCTGCATTTTTTGTAGCAATTTTTACATTAATAGGAGGACTTGCTACAGCAGTCCGTTGGATGGTAAATCTCTATCTAAGCGTACTTAAAGAAAATGGGGGATCTTCGCTTCGTGATTCTGTTAATCGTCTAGTGGTTCAGGTTCAGCAATTAAT